GAGGAGCATCAAATTGGCATATTAATGACAGTATGCGAGGGATGCCAACATCAGGACAAAGTAGAGATTTAAAACCAAATACGGCTGCCACTGAAACAGGCGACAGCCTACCAAACCCAACTGCAACTGGATTTACGGTAACAAGTGTTGTTGATAATGGCGGCGCTGATACCTACATCTACATAGCCATACGCCGTGGCCCGATGGAAGTGCCTACGGTGGGTACTAGTGTGTTTAGTCCTATTACAAGAACAGGTACAGGTGTTGCTGCAAGTGTGACAGGAGTTGGGTTTCCTTTTGACCTATCCATAATTGGGAATAGAGGGTTTGCAAGTGCTGTTCCGGGGCAAGGGTTTGTTTTTGATCGACTACGTAGCCCAACAAAATATTTGTTTACAAGCGATAATGCAGCAGAAGGAGTAAATGGAATTGCAAATTCTCTTTTGCAAGACGGCTACACTATTACAACTGATGTTCCCAGTGGGGCATATAATTTTAATACGTGGACGTATATAGACTGGTTTTTCCGTCGCGCCCCCAGCTTCTTTGATGAGGTTTGCTATACGGGGACTGCAACTTATACGACCTTCACGCACAACTTAACAGTAGCGCCCCAGTTAGTAATTATAAAATCTCGGTCAAACGGAAATCAGTGGATTGTTGGTAGCAGCCTATCTCCCAGTGCATCAGACTACATAAGTGTAAGTTCCACTGCCGCGTGGACTACCGGCAGTTTTTGGAATAATTCAAGTTTTGTTGCGACACGTCCGACTGCAACAACAGTTACTATATCTCCAGATGCGACTGTAAACGCAAGTGGAATTAACTTCGTTGCTTACCTCTTTGCAACCTGCCCCGGCGTTTCTAAAGTTGGCTCATACACAGGTACAGCCGCAACACTTCAAATTGATTGTGGCTTCACAGCAGGTTCACGGTTTGTACTCATCAAGCGCACAGACTCAACTGGCGACTGGTATGTGTGGGACTCTGCCCGTGGCATCGTGGCGGGTAACGACCCGTACCTATTGCTCAACAGTACAGCGGCTGAAGTGACATCAACTGACTATGTTGATACCTACAATGCAGGGTTTGAAATTACTAGCACAGCGCCAGCGGCTTTAAACGCATCAGGCGGAACCTACATCTTCTTGGCAATCGCATAAGGAAACATCATGCAAATCAGAACACAAACGGGCGCAGTCATGTACGAAGCAGAATTTCGTGCGTACACCAAAGCCAACGATGGCCCAACATGGGATGTAACTACAACTGAAGTCTTGGAAAGCTTGGGCGCTGACGTAGTGTTTGAAGGCCCGCAAGCCCAACCCACCCGTTATCAGGTGGCGTTCCGCGATGGCGTTGAGCAGATTGAGGGTAAATGGTACACAAAGTACAGCGTCTCCGATATGAATCAAGAAGCCAAAGACGCTTTAGATACAGCGCAGGCCAAGGCCATACGCCAGCAACGTACAGAAAAACTTAAAGACAGCGACTGGACACAGATTGCTGACAGCACTGCGGATAAAACTGCATGGGCAACATACCGCCAAGCATTGCGTGACATTACTGCGCAAGCTGGGTTCCCTTGGACAATCACTTGGCCTGAGACACCCTAATCATGTGGGACTGGGCTGAAGCATTCATTGCGGCGGCCTGTATTGTGGCCTTCGTCATCTATGGCACTTACATAATTGCATGGAGCATGGTGTGATAAATGCGTTGGCTCATTCTGTTACTGCTGTTAGTGTTGGCTGGAGCCGTAGCCAAGAATGGCTGCCATGTGCGCGAGTTCTATGGGATTGGTTACACAATTCACAACCCGTCCGAGCGCCATCAGCAAATGGTTGCGTGGCTAAAGAACAATGCACAATATTGCAAACCAGAAGATTATGTGGTCATTTGGAACAACCTGTCTATGTGGGCGGGTACAGCAGATTCGGCGGAAGCCCGAACTTTAATTTTGCGTGGTTATGAAGAGGCGCTTAAACGTGAAAAGAAGTGAAGATCAGTTACGACAAATGGTATCCGATAGTTCAACCTACCGCGACCACGCAGACAGATGTGTTTGCCAAGCGGGTAGAGAAGCTGGATGCTGAACGGGCTTTAAACACACAGATAGCGCAACAGGTGAAGAAGTTCCACCAATATGAGTACGAGATTTATGAATACAGGATGCGACAGGTAACGCTAAACATTGACATCACAAACCTTAAACGCGAGATTGACAAACTTGTATGACCAGAAAACCGATACCCAGACAGGTCAAGAAACCTCAGATGGAAACAAAAGAAAAGCTGACGCTGTGGGTGACTCTCATGGTAAGTACAACCCTATGTATCTCCGTGTTGGCCATGGTGGTCAGCTTTATGTTGGGCTTGTGGGCCAAGGAAGTGGACAACGCCGAGATTTTCAAAATGATTTCACCCGCTTTTTCTACTCTTATCGGCGGCATGATTGGGTTCCTGTCTGGTATCAAACTCATGCAAAATGATGACTCTAAAAAGGATTCCAAATGCTGACACTACTTTCAACCCTGATCTCATTCCTGATGGGCGGATTGCCCAAGTTGCTGGACTTCTTCCAAGACCGTGCCGACAAGTTGCATGAATTGGCTTTGGCTCGGATGCAGATTCAGCGTGAGTTGGAACTGCGTAAAGCGGGCTTTGAAGCGCAAGAACGGATTGAGAATATCCGGTCAGACCAGTTGGCAACCGAGAGCGCAGCCAACACCCAGCAAGTCCTAATTGGCGCACAGCAAGCAGAAATGCAGGCAATCTACGCCCACGATGAAAGCCTAAACGAAGGCACAAGCCAGTGGATGAAGAACCTGAGAGCCAGCGTTCGCCCTGTCATTACCTATGGTTTCTTCTTTTTGCTCTTGTTTGTGGATGTTGGCCTGTTTGCCTACGGCTGGCACAGTGGTGCTACGTTTGTAGAGTTAGCCGAGATGCTGTGGGACTCTGATACCCAAGCCCTGTTTGCTTCTATCATTGCTTTCCACTTTGGTGGTCGGGCGTTTGGTAAATGAACATCTCAGAGAAGTGCCTGCACATGATCCGCCACCATGAGGGGGTCAGGCAAAACCCGTATAAATGTCCAGCAAAGTTGTGGACGGTGGGGGTTGGGCACGTCATGTTTCCAGAGCAGGGTAAGCTCAAGATAGACCAGCGGGATGCCTTTGTGCCACCGCCAGAGGCTATGCGTAAACACAGCATGGAGGAAGTCAATGCAATACTTAAAGCCGATCTTGCTCGGTTTGAGCGAGGCGTGGCTACCTATTGTCCTGTGCCTCTTACTCAAGGACAGTTTGACGCACTGGTATCATTTTCATTCAATGTTGGGCTAGGCACTCTCCAGAGGTCAACCATGCGTCAGAAAGTAATTCGGGGCGATATGACTGGCGCAGCAGAAGAACTCTTGAAGTATTGCATGGCGGGGGGTAAAATTCTCAAAGGGCTGCAAAAACGTCGCATTGACGAGCGTGCCGTGTTTCTATCTTAGGACTGCCGATGCCATTAAAAAAAATCCTATTTAAGCCGGGCGTCAATAAAGAGAACACCCGCTACACCACCGAAGGTGGTTGGTACGAGGCCGATAAGGTACGCTTTCGTCAGGGTAATCCCGAAGTGATTGGCGGCTGGGAGCCTTTTTCTGCTGCTTATTTCCAAGGCGTATGCCGTTCTTTGTGGAACTGGGTAACGCTTGGTGGCGACAATTTGATTGGCGTTGGCACAAACCTTAAGTTCTACCTTAACCAAGGCGGTCTTTACTACGACATCACGCCTATCCGTGCGACTTCCACAATTAACAATAACCCGTTTGTAGCTACAAATGGCTCCGCCGTAATCACCGTTACAGATACTAGCCATGGCGCATTGACAGGGGATTTTGTAACCTTCAGTGGCGCTGTTGGCCTTGGCGGAAATATTACGGCTACAGTGTTAAATGCGCAGTACCAAATAACAGTACTTACTGCAAACACATACACATTTACAGCCTCGGCTACGGCAAATGCAACGGATGCTTCTGGCTCCCCCGGTGGTGGCGCTTCTGTTGTAGCCACATACCAAATAAGTGTTGGCCCTGCTATTCCTGTCCCTGCTGTGGGTTGGGGCGCGGGTAGCTGGGGTGAGACAGGTACGACATGGGGTAATGGCGGGACATCTACATCTGCGCTTCGTTTGTGGAACCAAATTAACTACGGCCAAGATTTAGTGTATGGCCCACGCACAGGCGGTATTTACTACTGGACTGCCAACAACGGGGTCAACACCCGTGGAGTTTTACTTAACTCCCTTGGCGGCACAGTATCTTTTACAAACGCTTCGCCAACTTTGGTGACCTCCACCATACTGTATACCGAAAACGCTGCCATTCAGTTTTCTGGGGGCTCATTGCCAACTGGCGTGTCTGCGGCAACTACGTACTATGTGTTCCAAGCCAACGGGCTTACGTTTAACTTATTGGACGGCTCCGGTAACGAAGTAAACACTACTAGTTCAGGCACGGGTTCCGTATCTTTGATTGTGGATGTTCCTACGGTTCAGAACAACATGACCGTTTCTGATACATCACGCTTTGTAATTGCGTTTGGTTGTAATGACTATGGCTCAAACACACTTGACCCCATGCTAATTCGCTGGTCAGCGCAAGATGACATTTACAACTGGACGCCCGATCCTACGAATCAAGCAGGGTTCATACGTATATCGCACGGCTCTGAAATTGTTGCTACAGTGCAGACTCGTCAAGAAATTGTGATGTTTACCGACTCGGCTATATATTCACTCCAGTATCTTGGCCCCCCGTACGTGTGGGTACCGCAGCTTCTTGGTGACAACATCTCCATCATGAGTCCTAACTCGGCTGTGATTGCTTCAGGTATTGTGTACTGGATGGGCGTAGATAAGTTCTATTCCTATGATGGCCGTGTAAATACCTTAAACTGCGACCTGCGCCGTTTTGTGTTTGGTGACCTTAACCAAGAACAATCACTGCAAGTGTTCTCTGGTACAAACGAGGGCTTCAATGAGGTCTGGTGGTTCTACTGCTCGGCTAACAGCACAGCGATTGACAAGTACGTTATTTATAATTACCTTGAAAAAATCTGGTACTACGGCACTATGTCTCGAACTGCTTGGTTAGATTCTGGGCTGCAACCTGTTCCTATTGCGGCAAATTACGTCACGGCTACGCTCACAGGTAATTTAATTAACCATGAAACAGGTTTGAACGACGATACGACCGGCACCGCTGTTGCGATTGATGCTTACATTAGCTCGTCTGAGTTTGACATTGGTGACGGCCACAACTTTGGTTTTGTGTGGCGGGTCTTACCTGATTTGACTTTTGAAAACGCTGAGAACACGCCTACTGGCACACTGCCAGCAGTGGCTATGACTTTGTATGGTTTGGCTAACTCAGGCTCTGGAGTTACAAGTTCGGCATCACAACCTGTAGCTAAAAGTAGTACGTACGTTATTACGGAACA